GACTATCGTCGAGACTATCGCGGAGACTATCGCCGAGACTATCGTCGAGACTAGCGCGGAGACTATCGCCGAGACTATCGCCGAGACTAGCGCGGAGACTAGCGCGGAGACTATCGTCGAGACTATCGCCGAGACTAGCGCCAAGCGTAGTTTTTATTTTTAGTTTACTATTGAGTCTTTTTACAAAATCAGGCCAAATTGCTGAGAGTACGACCATTGCAAGCGGGGACTTGACAAATATTACTAACGGTTTTTTCTTACCAATTCGTGTATATATCTGTTCTATAACCCTTTCGGCTGCAATGTTATCATTTTGAACTGAATACTCATCGCGCCATTTGTGAAAGGTTACACCTACGTCTGCTTGTTGTTCGGGGGTAAGTTTGGTTATTTTATCAGTCATACACAGCCCTCACAATTTTATCGAAAGGTGAGTACTCCGTTTTGTGCGTTATCTCATACACGCCAGGCTCGACCAATACTGTTTCGTGGATGTCAAAGGTTTTCTGGTGGGTCAGTTCAGCCGTTTCGTCAATCAGAACATATTCATGACCATTAAAGGTAAGTATTTCCATCTCAGTAGGTGAAGTCAGAACGTGGTTGTGGTCTGTTTCTGAGTGTCCGACTGTATACATCTTAGCCTTAGTGGTTTCGCCTTTCGGCAGCGCAGCAATCCGGCGCATGAAGTTCTCTCCATGCAAAACAGAAACTGCTTGACCGTCTTTATTGTTTGATAATTTCATACTGTCTCCTTTAGTTACTTATCCTAGTTTACTACATGCTAGTTACCTAGCTTGCTCCATATTATCCAAACCCAAGTCACAACACATAACGTAGACCATACGGCTACACTGTGCCTTGCGTAGAGGCGTTTTAAGACCTCCCACGTACTCATCTTAGTAATGTCATTGTTAAGCTTCTTAGCGGTGCTGTGACGCAGCGTAAGGTGCCTAACGGGCATTTTCTCGTACTGCATCGGTGTTGATATATTCATCTTGTTTGCTGTAGCTCCCTGAGCGTTATTCTTCGCCCGTTATATTTAATTGTCATACTTTCATTATGCCTTTATAATTCTTTTATCTACCTCGGTCACTGTGAGCCTCCCATTTAATTTACTTCGGCTGTTGGCTGTTAGTGTGTGAGCCGTCAAGCTCATCTCTCGGAACTACCCGACCACTCATTTAACACAAAGCACCAACAGTTTAATCTTTTATTTTAATTGTCTGACCGTCCAATGTCTTTACAGTCCCGTCCTTAACACTTCCTGCTGCTGGGCGGTCATTGGCTGGGCTGGTAAGAACTTGCCTTCGCTGTCTCGTTGTGGCGTGGATAGATAGTTTTCCAGTTTCTCACGGGCTTCCCAAGCAGGTTGCAGTTCTTCGAGTGTTATCACTGGCTTAGTACTTGAAAGCCGTAACGACTTATCCAGCTTATTCAGGAAATCGTCTAATAATAATTGTCCTTTTGTTCTGCTCATCTTATTCTCCTTTTAATTCGTTATGTAACTCAGCAACTATTTGCCATATCGTGCGGGCTTCTTCTAAGCTTCTAATCTCGCCGTTATGGTAGGTATAGCCAAGCTTGTTGCTAATAGTGCCGTACAGGTAACCTCGCTTTGCCTTACCTGACTTCCACAGTGGGTCAAGCAGGGCGTGTATCTTCTTACGAGCCTCTAGTATCTCTGGTGTAGCGATACAACCAAGTGGACGGGTGCGCTGCTTCGTCTTATGGTGACAACCGACATAATTGCCACAAGTGTCACATTTCCAAAATGGCAGGTCGTCAAGGTCTTGGCGGTGGGGATAGCGTTCTTTGCCGTCCGTTAGCCTAGCTTCTACGTCCTTTCCGCATCCTGTGCAATATATTGTCATGTTGTCTTTCCTTTACATTTACTATAATTCGTGACAGCTACTTTAAGTAGTTCTACTAGCTTGTTAGCCATTTTGGTATAGAAGCCTTTACGAGCAGCAGCAGCAGCAGCAGCATAAGCAGCATAAGCAGCAGCAGCATAAGCAGCATAAGCAGCATCAGCAGCATCAGCAGCAGCAGCAGCAGCATCAGCATAAGCATCTAGCCACTGCCTCTCAGTGACTCGCTTACCGGCAATCTTCTGTAGGTATAGTTCAGCGACTTTTTGGATAGCTTTCTTACCATCCGTACGGGCAAACTTAATCACACCATCTTCTGGGTCAATTAGTAGCCAGACAAAGAACTTCGGTACAACCATAGACAGGTCAGCTCCAGGCTTAATAGCTTTCAGGAACTTGAGTGGGAACTCTTTAGCTTCTTTGTTACTCAGTCCCTCGAATATCCTATCTTCAAGCCTGGCAATCATGTGCGGTATGCCCAACTCAGTCTCATATCTGGAGTGCTGATTTCCCTCAATCGTACAACCGACCGCACAACCTTTGCCATTTTCCCAGTAAGTACCCTGAATAATTTCATCAGCATCATGGTGCATCTTTACACGCTTGACGTACTTTGCTTTTACCTTTGGGTCGTTGTTGTAGGCTCGTAATTCTGTTGCTTGTGTCATATCTTCCTTCTTTCTTACGTTTAGTAGGTACAGCGTGTGTGGCTGGTAGTAAGCTAGCGCCGAAATGACATTTGCAGTAGCTTTAAACAAGCTCGTTGTGCATCTTTGCATCAGGTGTTACGTACGATGTCCCTGACCTGCTATAACGACTGTCACATCCTTACTCCCAGCTTCACACGCTTTACTGTTTTAAGGTTCTTAGGGGACGGGCTAAAGCTGCCCTCTTGACAACCCGGCATTATTTCATTACCAGACCTCTCTAACTAGACTATAATCTTGGTCATCATCATCCCAGTGTTCGCTCTGTATGCCCTTAACCTTACAATCTTCACACTCCACCTCAATCAAACGAGTGGTAGCGTCTTGCTCAAGCACCTTACCGTAGGTTATCCAATCTTCGTGTGTGCATTCAGTCTTATTCATTCTGTTGCCCCATGTTCAGCCCTGTAGTCAGCTTGAAAGCCCATAACTGTGTCAATCCTTAGCTCACGCTCATCTTCGGTTTTAAACCATTCTGACACAAGTATTTCTTCGCCATCAATCCAGTTAATACCGAAGTATTGACCGTCACTTGCTAACTCATCGTAATCTCTCTGGTATGTTGCTACTTCGTTGTATGTCATTAGATTGTCTCCCCGTTGGTTAATAGTTTAAGGTAAAGGCGAAGCAGCTAACTTGGTTGTACGTCAGGGCTTGCACCTGGTACTTCGCTTGTAACTTAATATTCTAGGTTTAGTAATGTTGCATCCTTAACCTACTAGAGAGTATAAGGCTTATGGTGTAATGTGTCAAGGACTTTATTTTAGAAAGCTGTGGATAACTATATATATACATAGAAAAAGAACCCTTTTTAGGGGGTTCTTACTCTTGTTTGGTGCTTGTGGATTGGGTAGGCTGATTATCCAATCCATTGACAGTATATCATAACGTAGATTACTATAGTAGTGGCATCTTGTTTGGTGCCCGTGCAGGCAGGCTACCAGCGGCCACCAGGGCACGTTAAACAACCTGGCGCACGTTTATCACTTTGTCCCTTTGATAAACCACAAGTTGGAACAATGCTAGGCGTATGGCAGTTATACGCTCCGGTCGGCAAATGAGCACCGCAAGCTCGCGAACATTAACAAGTAACAGAGTAACGAAATCACCTGACTAGTTGGCATTTGTTTATACATATCATTTACCAGTAAATAAAATCCATTTGTTGATTGGTGCTAATGTCAGGTAGCCTTTCCCCAGGGTAGCGAAATACTGGGTTCTTTGTGGTAGCATAGAGTTATGAAACGTAAAGAAAAAGCATTTGTACAGGAAATAATTAACAATCCGAAGATTAGTAATGCTCAGGCAATTATAAATGCAGGCTATGACGTAACGAAACGTACCACAGCGGCAGTCATGGGTACGCAGCTATTAAAGAAACCAGAGATTGTATCAGCCTTGCAGGACTACGTAGAACTTACAGAGTCAGCCATCACACAGACTGTTAAGGATTGGAAGGATAGCGAGAAACCCCGGCAGCGTGAGATAGCAATGCAGAACGCTCAGTATATCCATGATAAGGTTTTTGGTAAGGCATCCCAGAAGATTGAAACACATAATGTTAGTCTAATCTTTGGTATGGATTTGAGTGGTGTAGTAACACAGCAGTAAGTTATATTATATTACCACTTAACAAAACTTAGTTATATGTTATTGCTAGTTAGTATGGTTACATCTTCGATAGGTAAATAACAGGTTGGAATAGGTTGTTATACAGTGTGTAGTTCCATCCTCACAGCTCCTTTCTAAGCCGTTTAAATGCAGAAGATGGGTATGAGTACGTACCAACACAGCAGTCTACGTCGTACATTAACCATTGTACGACGTTACTAACAGGGGTCACTCACTGCACCATCATCTAACCCATACATGTACGCTATATGTGGTGTATATGTATATAATAATATTCTAAACAAAACAAATAGACGGGGAGGGATAGGGGTATATATGTAATGACCCTACCCCCAGTGGGGTGGGCGTTTGAAAGGTACGTTGTCTATCTATATATATAATATATGAATTATTATCCATGTCTCTAGTTCAGCAATCTACCAACATATGTTACAGTAAGCATAACAAACACCTATCTAAACAAAACAATCAACTTTAACAAGGAAAACAAATGGCAAAGAAACAATGGACCCCTGAACAGCGTAAGGCTGCCGGGGAACGCCTAAAAGCAGCTCGAGAACAAAAGAAGTTAAATGAACAGATAGCAGTAGCCCCACCCCCCACAACTGACCCAGACCTCGCCACCCTGACGGCGCAGGTGCAAGAGGCTCTGGCTGAGATACAACGCCTTAAACAGGCTCAGGTAGCCCCATTACAGCCCCAGGGCAACGTCCAGAATGTCAACGGTACCATGACCGGCACCTACGAACGGTACCGAGTATCGAGTAGTTATTACCCCGACCCCACCGAACGCCTCAGTAACGAAGCAAGACTACAACGCTTCGCCTTCAAGGATAATTACGAACTGAAGTGGGAGGTACAGCTTTCCCAGTACGAGACAGCTGACCGTATCCGTACCAAGGAACCACGGTTTAATATTAAGCTGATTGTGAAGGTTTATGATGACCTGACGGGAGAACTAACTAATCGCCGTTTTGTCATCCTCCAGGGCATCTTCCATGAAGACCCGGATGCTGCTATATATATTGCTAACCAGAATGACATCGCTGTCGATACAGAGAATGAAAAGGACTTCCTCGACGAGATGCGCTACTTACGCTTCCGGGATTGGCTGATAGAGGCATTCTATCCGACCCCACCCCCAGCTTCCAACAACAAAAAAGAGGTTGTCATTGGTAACAAATTGGTCGAGGTCTACGAAGTCACCTCTGATAAGACAGAGAGTATGGCGGCTGGCTTCGCCTCTATGACCAAGAAGTTGTAGCATGGCATACGCCCCCTTCCCAGTACAAGTTCGAGCGCATCGAGCCTTTCTCCTCGACGGCTACACCCGTGGGGTGTTGTACTGGGGTAGGCGTGTTGGCAAGACCCAATGGGCTATCCAGCAGTTGATGCTCAGTTCAATCCTGAACCAAGGTCAGCACCACATGGTATTCAAAGAGTACCTCCAGGCTGAGACAGTAGCCTGGAACCAGTATCTGCATACCATCATGCCCCAGATGATTCAGAAAACTGATAAATCTACTTTAACAATTACATTCCATTACTTCGGTGATAAGGCAAAAGGGCTTAGTTTTCCCGTGAAAATGCCCGATGGCACCACGATTGATGTCATGCAAGACCATTCCCAACCACCTAGCACTATCCGGCTAGTTGGAAGCGACAAAGCCGAACAGCACCGTGGGGGGCAGTCTAACGGTATGGTCTTTGATGAGTACCAGGACCAAGACCCTTATAATTGGGATACCGTTTACAAACCATTCTTCGCCACCACCGCCGGTTGGGCTGTATTTATGGGTACTGCCAAAGACATCGACCATTGGAACGAATTGCTCGACAAAGCCGAAAATAACGACCGTTGGTTTTATTCCAAGACCACTTGGCGCGATAACCCCCTCATTCTGCCGGAGTGGGTAGCCGAGGAACGGGAGGAAGCCGAGCGAGATGACAAACTCGGTCCTTTCCTCCAGGAGATGGAACTGATACCATTTAGCCAGCAAGGAGCTGTTTATCCAATGTTTAACAAGAAAATCCACGTTATTCCACTCGACAAGGTTCCCGACAAGGGCACCGACTATATTGCCCTAGACTGGGGCTTCGTCGAGGGGCACCCGATGGCTGCCGCCTTTATTCGTATCTCGAATGACGATATTTGGTACCAGTATGATGAAATCTACGAAACTAGACTCCAGATTGATGACCTTATATCTGAAATAAAGGCTAAAATGGGCGACCGACGGCTTACCGGTATTGTAGCCGACTCCTCCCGTCCTGACCTCATCGACTACATGGCAAGCAAGGCTATGCCGGTGATTCCCAGCCCCAAATCAGGGGGTGACGAGAGCCGAATCGTCTCTGGTATTGCCCTACTCAGGAAGCGATTACGCCCCAAGATACAGATTATGGGCGAACCGAAGCCCAATTACTACGTGACTAGTAACTGCAAAAAGTCGATTAACGAGTGGGTTCACTACCGCTATAAGGAAATCAAGCTAAACCGCCCAATATCTGAGAAACCCGAGAAGACCAACGACAACATAATGGACGCCATTCGCTACCTAGAGTTATTCTTCAAATTCGGCGGCCCGAAAGAGGAGAAGGTACCTCAATCGTCCGTTGTCAAGTCCCTAGACGAATTTGGGCTACTTTAGTGATATACTCAGACTAGAAACAAAGGAAACAAATGGACTCCAACACAAACAATTCCACCAACACCGAAAATACTAGTCGCTACGAGTTCGAAGGTAAAGCCGATTACATCTCAGACTGGGACGTACATCGCAAATATATAGTTAGTTTCGACCCTTACGAGGCAATATTACTCGGACAGGTATATGACGCTGTTAGCAGTTCTATAGAGGGTAGTAAAATCACCGATTCCTACCTGGCGACGCTGGCTATCGACCGCGCTGCTCGCGTTATGGGCAAGTTGCCCGATGGAAACACCGAACCAACCGCCAAAGCTGACGTTGGTAAGGCAGCTTTTATGGACATCCTCCGTCAGAAGTGGGTATATCCCAATGCCAACGCTCAACATAACTTCGATACCAAACTACGCCTCTGGCAGCTTTATTCCAGTGTGTATGGGTATATGCCAATGTTCTATGACTGGAATGTAGCACCATCCGGCTATGTCGGCCCTGACTGTTGGCTGTGGAACCCTCGTAACTTTATACCTCAACAAGGTCGGGTTTCACTGTCAGATATGGATTATGTCACCGCCCTGACCTGGGTCGGTAAGAAGTACATCGAAGACATTATCGAGGATAATGGTGGTACACTACCGGCTGCCGACAACACCCAAGAGGGGCAATCCGACGGGGGTACTCAGACCGAAACTGAAGTTGAGAACAAAGAAGACCTCGGTGGCTGGGATATTGAGGCACTAAAAGACCTAATCGAACGCACCAATGACAAAACCAACCCCGACATAGAGAAAGACACTATGACGGCTCGTAACCGTACCCCACAGGCTACACGTAAGGGCATCTGCCTAGCGACACGCTACGAAGCTGGTGAAGACGGCGAATGGGTTACCTTTGCCCCCGACCACGGTTTCTGTGAAGTCCGTCGCCTCAAGAACCCGCACAAAAACGGTCGCATACCATTCGTTATTAAATACTCACAACCCCTATTCGATAGTTTCTACGGTCTTGGTGACTTCCAACGCTTCCGTTCCATCCAAGCTGGACGAGATGGGCTACGCAACTTCTACTTCAAGGGTGTGAAGATGAACCTGATTCCGCCAATTATTGCGAATGCCAACGGTGTTATAAAGCATACTCTCGATTACCGCGAGGGAGCAGTTATGTTAGAGACAATTCCAAACTCTATTCGCCGTATGGAAACCTCCAACGCTGGGCTTGCCACTTACCAGGCTGCCATGTCAGACCTCACCGGAAGCCTTTTGGCTGGTTTTGGCACTCAGAACGCTTCTATCCCTGGTGCTGATGCCCTCAACCCCTCACAGGGTAAAACACCCGAAGCAATCAGTTTGTATGCCGATAAGGAAGCTACTCGTGATGGTCAGGAGCGGATGTACCTAGAGGGTGCCATACAAGAACTAACCGACGGTTTCAATTCCTTAATTGTCAATGTTGGTACAGAGTCGATTCCAGTTAATCTGTTTGCTGAAGACATCGCCGATATCCAAAAGGCAGGTTTAACCGACGTCCTACAACTATTTGGCAAGAACTTCAAAATGAACTCGCTCGGCAACGGTGGGGAACTCAAAATAGACCCTGCCAGTCTGAAGGGTGTTGAATACCGTTTTAAGATAGCATCAGGTTCAACTGCTAAGATGAACCGTGATGCTATCCGTGGTGAACTAGAGGGGCTGATGTCGAACCTGGCTAAGTTCCAAAACCAGTTCAAAGACGACCCAACCATTAAAGTCAACTGGGATAAGATAATGTCAGCCTACGAGGGTGTCTCAGAAATCCCTAATGCTTCTGAGTTTATTTCAATCAATCCTAACGCCCAGCCTCCTACGCCGCCTCCAGCCGTACCTAAACCCCCAGCCGACCAGATTGTATTTAGCTATAAAGACGCAACTCCATTCACCCAAAACAACATTAACAAGCTCTTTGGGCTGCCTGAAGACCCTACCCTTCAGAACCCCCAACCGACACAGGGGGCCCCACAACCCCCAGCAGTCGCCCAGTCCGGTCATGTCTTCCAGAATCCTCACCTAGCCGATGTGGCAAATGCTATAATAGCTAAAGGTACGACGCATCCACCTGCCCCACCAGAGGCAAAGCCAACCGAACCAACCGTCGTTCCTGGTGGTCACAGCTTCCAAAATGCCCATGTCGGCAACGTTGCTAGCGAGTTTATGAAATCCGCTATGCAGTCTCCACCTCCCCCACCAGTACAACCAGTAACTAAATAGGAGTAACAATGGCAGCAAAGACAGGTGCACAAAACGCAATAACTGACGATTCTTTTGGTATGGAAATGCCCGTTAGTCAGGTTGAGGAACTCTCACTAGTCAACGAACGTAACATGGCTAAGTTCTCAAAGACTAAAGAGTTCAAAGTTCTCAAAGACTATTTAGAGAATCGTATCGAGTTCTTCCAGAAATACCTACCGGATGGTCGCCCCCTAACGACTGAGAATGTCAAGCCCGACGGTACGGATTGGATGGTTGCTAACCTTGTCATTGGCGAGTTCAACAGTGTGTTGCAAGCCTACGAGGATGCTGCCGAGGCAGTGAAGAATGCCACAACCTAACTTTATAAAAGAAGATGGTAGCCTCGACTACGAGGCGCTAGGTGTACCCGCGCCGACTTCAGATGCTCACGGAACACCGGAAGACATCCGGGCAAACATGCAACGGGCTACCCCGACACGGTGGTTCCAGCGTGGTAATGAACTGGTAGCCGAGACTGAACTCGGCGAGCTGGTCAACATGATACCGACTGATTTATTCCTAACTGGCATAGATGATAAGGGGTTGCCAATTTTGACTAAGCGTGATATGTAGTGTATTTTTATAAATAGAGCGTCGACCGGCTTACGTGGTCAGTATAAAAATAAAGAGTGCAGTCGACCGAGGCACCAAAAAGAAACCGTGGTCTGTGAAACAAAAGAGAGGTTATTATGGCAAAAGCACTTAAAGACGATGAAATAATCGAAGCCGAGGTGCTAACCGCGCCAGAAGAACCAGCACCTTCCAAACCTACCGAGGAAACCCCTGTAGTTGAAACTCCTGTTCAAGAAGACGAAACCGTCGAAGAAGAACCGGACGAGGAAGAAGAACCAGCTCCACCATCACGGCGCGAGACACTCCGAATCCAGCAACTACTGGAAAAGATGAAGCAACAGCAGAACCCTGCCCAGCCCGACAAAGTCGGAGGTCTGGACTACGGAACTGCGCTCGACGCCGACCCGGCTGTTATTAAACAGCTAGAGGATGACCGTCAGGCCGTTGCGAACGCTCAATACCAATCAGGGCTAAAACAGGCTCAGTCCATCCAGTTTCATACGAGACTAGAAATAGATGCCCCCCGCGTAGAAGCAAAGTATCCGCAACTTGACAAGGAGTCAGCAGACTTCCAACCAGTCGTCGCCAATGCTATTAACCAATGGTATCTTAATACTGTCGGTTTTGACCCAAAGACAGATTCCGTAGTGAACTCTAGTGTCCGTTACGCAGATTTTGTCGAGGGAATCATGGAATTAGCAGATGAAGTCGCTGGTGAGAAGACCGCTAGTACTACCAAAAACATTGCAAAACAGGCCGCCCAAACCGCTATCCGTCCGGGCGGTGGCCGCACTAAGGCGCTTGACCTCAATAAAGCACCCAAAGATATGTCCGACGAAGAACTCAAAGCAGTCCTGGCTATGTCCGGACTCTAAAAATTAACAACAGAAAGAAATTAGAATATTATGGCAGCTCCAACTACCGCTTCTAATGTCACGCGCTCCATCGCCCAGACTGCACAGTATGTGCAGGAACTTTGGACACGCGACATTCAACAGCCTTTTGATAAAGAACTTCAACTGGCGAAACTCGTCCAAGACCGCTCCGGCCTCGCTGCCGGTGGTGGTGACACTATTAACGTGCCATTCGTAGCCGGTGTAAACGCTCGCGCTAAAGCAGCTAGCACCCAGGTTACGTTTGACTCCCCAGATGGCACGGCAATCGCCCTAGCTATCGACAAGCACTACTACGTCGCTGTCCTCATCGAAGACATCGCCAAAATCCAGAGCAACTACGACCTAAAGGCTGCATTCCAACAGCGCATGGCTGAAGCTTTAGCGCGCCAGGTCGATACTGACCTTGGTGCCTTGTACTCTGGTGCTGGTACAGCCGTCTCTTGCGGTACGACCGTAGATGACGCTGATGTTCTCGCTATCGTGAACGCTTTTGACACCGCTAACACCCCACAGGCTTTGCGCCGTGGCGTTGTTGGTCATAACACCAAGAACGATTTACAAGGTGTCAACAAGTATGTCGCCTACGACCAGACTGGCAAAACCGGTCAGGCTGTCGACGGCTCAGAAGGTCTAGTATCTTCTCTCTACGGTATGGACATCTACCACGGTGGAAACGTTCCTACCACTCACAACCTATTCTTCCACAAGAACGCCATTACGCTGATTCAACAGCAGGCTCCAAAGTTTGAAATGGAATATGTGGTTCGTGACATCGGTTGGAACACGGTATTACACACTGTTTACGGTGTCGGTATCGAACGTGCAGGCTCAGTCCTTGACGTTACCCGCACTACAGCTGCGTAATAGCTGTCCCTTGGGGGGTCGGGTAGACCCCCACTAAGAAAGGAATAATTATGCCAAGTAGAAGCGATTTAGAATTACGAGCTTGTGCAGCTAATGTAGACTATACAACTGCCAAATATGCTAATGATTCAGCACTAGAACAAGCTGTAATCTACGCTGAAAAAGCAGTTACAGCTAGCAGTTCGGCAACCACTCTATTACCCCCAGCCACAACCGTTGGACGGGTATCCGGCGGGGCTAACGTATGATTGACATAAACGAACCCGTTAAACAGGGTAACGATGTAATCCTGAACTACGAGGACGGCACCCAGACACTTGGTTCATCTGGTGGCTTCAGTCGCGAGGCTAAGGCTGGGAAGTTACTATCTCTCCCACCAAACGATAATCCGAACGGTGATGTGAATCCACCCGACAGTTACGAAGCTGTGGATAAGTCACCCGTTCGTGATGAAAAAGGTCATTTCGCAAAGAAATAGCTTTCATTTCATGCAGAATTAGCTCCATTCGGAGCTTTTTTTGTTTAATGCTACAATGAGACTAATGCGTAGAACCACCAAAACCGAACAGGAACGAGCGGAAATCGAGGCATCGGAACGTACCGACCGACGCAAGGGTGGTTTCGACCTGATGAAAGTACGCGACCGGGGCTGGTGGCGAATGAGTAATGGACTAGGTATGGTATGGCATACTAACTCAGAACCTGCCGAATACGAAGCGCGTCGTAGTGTACCCGACGGCATGTTCTTGCTCCAAATAGGTCGAGAAGAAGTAGTTTGTGATAAAGAAGAATTTATGCGGTGGTTACGATGGGTGTAGTCTCTGTTATCATCCCTAGCCGGTCTGCCCAGTGGTTAGCTAAAACAGTCAATGACTTACTTATGAAAGCGGAAGGGGAGGTAGAAGTCGTTGTGGTGTATGACGGTCGCTGGCCGGAACCCGATGAAATGCCCACCGATGACCCTCGATTAGTCCAAATCCACCACGGGGAACTACACGACAACTTAGGTATGCGAGCCTCTATAAACGCTGGGGTAGCTGTTTCTAAGGGTGATTTCCTGCTGATTATAGATGAGCAATGTGGCGTGTCGCAGGGTTATGATGTACGATTGTCTACAATCTGTGAGGCCGACTGGGTAGTAATCCCTCGCCGTTATCGCCTAGAACCGGAAACTTGGACACTGACCACTGACTCAGAGGGTGACAAACGCCCACCCGTAGATTATATGTACATCGAATATCCCTACGTTAAACCGTTCGATAAGACTCAAGGACTACACGGAGCAGAGTGGCGGCAGCGCTACTACGATAGGAAGAACATCGAAATAGACGACACGCCCACCTCTCAAGGGTCGTGCTACTTTATGCGCCGCACCCACTGGGATAATATTATAGGTGAACTAGATTCCACCAATTACGGGACATTCACTTCAGAGGCCCAAGAGGTTACACTCAAGACTTGGTTCACTGGCGGCCGCGTAGTCGTAGATAAGGGCTGTCACTACTCCCACTGGCATAAAGGCAAGAAGGGTAAGGGCTACGCCTTCACTACCGAGCAGTACCGCAAACACCAGGAGGGTATGGAAAAAGGCCGTCTTTACACGATAGAATACTGGCTCACCACTCAAGACTTCCAGCATGATTGGAACTGGTTTGTAACCGAGAAGTTCCCTGATATGCCTGGCTGGTCGGCCGACTGGAAAGAACGGGTGGAACGGGACAAATTAACTGATTACTCAACGCTAAAATATGCCAACGATGAATGGTTGAAAGGGTTAAGAACATGATGTGTAAACATGAGTACATGTATATGGGCAACGAAAGAAGACAAGTTAAAGTAAATTTCTATGGAATGATTGGTTTTGACAAGAAGCAAGTGCGAATATTTATTTGTAAGTTTTGTCTAAAAGAAAGGGTAAAGGTATGACTCAAGAATTTACAAACCGAATAGAACTAGCTCCCTACTTTAACGAACTAGGATTTACAAAAGGTGCTGAAGTAGGTGTGTTTACTGGCTACTTTTCAGAAATACTCTGTAAGGCTATACTGGGACTTGATTTAACTTGCTGTGATATTTGGGGTGAAGGTAAATATAAACGAGCTGAAGACGAGTGTTTAGAGCGCCTTAAACCGTACAATGTAACTATTATCAAGAAGTATAGCGTCGAGGCTGCAAAGGACGTTCCTGACGGCTCTCTGGACTTTGTGTACCTGGACGGGGCTCACGATTACGAGAACATTAAAGCTGACATTAACGCCTGGACTCCGAAGGTACGGATAGGTGGGATAGTTGCTATGGACGATTTTTACGACTTCCCCAGCGGTAAAGGCGGTGTCATGCAAGCGGCTACGGAGTTCACCTCACACCACCAGTACAATCTAAAATTAACTGACTGGAACATAGATGACCCAGTCAGAGATAACAGACAACCGAATGCTTGGTTTATAAAAACCCACAACGATGGTCCCCAGCACCCCCATGAGAATAAAAGCTACAAGGAATTTAAGACTCTGTAATGATAATCGGTGGTGGCGATATTGCCTCAGTCCTCCCCGAACGTGACGACCTACTATTCTTTGCTAGTGGCGTCAGTAATAGCGGTTATATTCCTGAGACGGAATACCGTCGGGAGGAAGACTTACTCTGTGAGCAGTCACCAGACGCTCATATCGTCTATTTCAGCTCCCTAGGTGTCTTGAATGGTACAAGTCGCTATATGCGCCATAAACACGCCATGGAGGACGTAGTACGCGCTCGCTTCAATCGCTACACCATTATTCGCATAGGTAATATAGCTTGGGGTGATAATCCCCACACCCTGATAAATCACCTAAAAGCACACCCAGACGCCGAGATTAGAGACGAGTACCGGTATATTGTCGAAGAAGACGAGTTCCTCCATTGGATATCCCAGATACCAAGGTGGAGTAGCGAAATCAATATTCCGGGCAAGAGAATGAAGGTAAAGGAGGTAGTAGATGAATACGTTAGACCATATATTACAGAAGTTTAACCTCGACCCAAGTGGCAGGATGCCGATAGAAATACCGAACTATGGGCGTGATAACATGGCTGAACTATTTGCCGAACTTGGTTTCCGTAAGATTGTTGAAATAGGAGTGAGGAACGGAGGGTATTCTGAGACTCTTTGCAAAGCAAATCCCGAAGCGCTGGTCTGGGGCGTTGACCCCTATGAACCCCACCAGGGCTACCGCGACCATGTTCGAAAGTCTACTTTTGAGGCGTTCGAGCAAGAGGCTCACGACAAGTTAGACAAATACCCCAATTACACCTTTATCCGTGATTACAGTGATGCAGCCGTGGATGACTTTGCCGATAATTCGATTGATGCGGTGTATATCGATGGCGACCACAGCTTCTACAATGCTACCCAGGACATAGAACTTTGGAGCAAGAAGGTACGACCTGGTGGGATTATTTCAGGCGACGACTATTTCAAACATTCAGGTAATGCCCGGATTCATGTTTATCAGGTAGTTAATGGTTATACGGATGCTTGGCATATTAAACCGTGGTTCGTGGTCGGTAGTAAAGCTATTGTTGAGGGTGAAGTACGGGACCACGGACGTTCTTGGTTTTGGATTCGACCATGAAGGTACTCGTTGTCTCTGCAAATCTCGGAGAGTTCGACAACCCCGTTCCTCAAATTAAGCAGTCACTTGACTGCGACTTTCACCTTTTTACAGACCTCAATTTCCCTCCCCGCTTTAATGCTATGACGCCCCGGCTACAAGCTCGCATACCAAAGATGACTTCCTGGCAGATGCTTCCTGATTATGACTACTATATATGGATAGATTCATCTTGTCGGTTATCGGATAAGGATTCAGTTATATGGTTCCTGGAACAGTTGGGTGAGGCTGATGCAGCCTTCTTTCGCCACAACAAACGGCAGACTGTACAAGAAGAAGCCAACTATCTAAGGGAGCGACTGGAGTTGGAAAGTTCTGGGAAGAAAAGAAAATATATCTTACCCAGGTACGAGGGGGAACGCCTCGACGACCAAATGGCTGTAGTTGAACCTGATGGAAAACTTTATGCTACTACGGCTTTCATTTATAAGAACACCACCCCTGCCAGGGATATGTTGACTATCTGGTGGTTAAATACTTCTCTATTCCATTCTATAGACCAATTGTCTCTATCTAAAGCAATAGAATCATCCGGAGCAACAGTCAATACTATTGATGAAGATTATCTAAAGTGTAAATATATAGAGGCTACTAGGAAATGAGCGACACCACCGCCCTGTTTTATACCGCCGAAGAAGCTCCTGATTATTTCAGGGCTTCACTCCAAGTTAAACTACTAGAAGCATTAGATGGAATACCTTTAGTTGTCATCAAGAAACCTTCTGACTTGCCACGTTCCCAAGCCCAGATATACCGCCAAGTCCTACAAGGTGCGAAAGAAGCAACCACTAAGTACGTTGCTTGTTGTGAGGACGATGTGCTGTATTCTCCTGAACACTTCAAGTTCCGTCCAAAACCAGGGCATTGGGGCTATAATATGAACTCATGGAGTCTGTTCACCTGGGGTGAGCCGATGTTCACTTACAAAGCTCCAGGAGGGCGTAGGAACCTCAATGGGCTTATCTGCGAGCGCCAGATGCTCATTGACTACCTCGAAGAACGCTTCCGCTTGCATCCTGACGATAGCAAGATAGATATAAACATTTACGGAGAACCTGGCAAGTACGATAACCAACTCGGCACAACCCCTTACCCATCACAGGACTTCTATTGTAATCCGCCAAATATAGTATTCTCTCACCAGACTAACCTCCAGTTTGCTGGGCTAGGTACGAGGAAAGCTTTGGGGCAAATCAGGGCTACAGAAGTGCCATACTGGGGGAAGGCATCTGATATAGTAGGACTATATGAGTAAATATCTTGTCACAGGTTCAGCCGGATTTATAGCCAGTCATGTAGTTGATTTACTTATTTCGCAGGGGCATCAGGTCACAGGGGTAGATAATCTCTCCAATGGCAAAATAGGGAATATAAACCCCCAGTCACAGTTCTATAACCGTGACATCACCGACCCAGTGTTTTGGAGTATTCTGGAACGGTTCGATTGCGTCTTTCACTTAGCGGCATTACCGAGAATCCAACCGTCTATAAAAGACCCGATGCCAGCACACGACACTAACATCAACGGCACCCTTCAGGTTTTGGAATATTGTCGTCGCCAAAAAACAAAACTCGTCTTCTCCAGCTCCAGTTCTATTTATAAGGGTGATGACCTGCCAGCACGTGAGACTGCGACTATCAAGCCAAAGAACCCGTACACCCTCCAGAAATACGTCTGTGAGCAATATATTGAGTTATACCACGAGTTGTACAACCTAGACTACACAATCCTCCGCTATTTTAATGTTTACGGGGAACGACAACTACTGGAGGGGGCTTATGCTACGGTTCTGGGCATCTTCCTCCAACAACGCAAGCAAGGTCTGCCACTCCCAATAACGAATGATGGTGAACAACGGCGTGACTTTACCTATGTGGGAGACGTTGCTCGGGCTAATCTGGCGGCCGTAGACTGGCAGGGAACATTTAACATCGGTTCTGGGCGTAACTGGTCAATTAACGAAATAGCTGATATGGTTGGTGGCACTACGAAGAATGTCGGCACTCGACTTGGTGAGGCACGACAGACCCTAGCAGATAATACTAAAGCAGCCAAGATGGGTTGGTATCCACAGGTAAGTGTAAAGGACTGGATTCACCATGCAATATGAGGTTTCAGTAATAATACCAGCTAGAAACGAAGAATGGATTAGTAATACTGTGGCTGACCTTCTCAAGAACAGTACTGCAAAGACAGAAATTATAGTTGTCCTCGACGGCCATTGGGCAGAACCAGGAATTGTAGACCACCCAAATGTCAAGATTATCTACCTCAGTGAGTCTATAGGCCAAAGGGCTGCTACTAACTTGGGCGTGAAGTTATCCAAAGCTAAATGGGTAGTTAAGTGCGATGCTCACTGTGCATTTGACTATGGGTGGGACACAAAGATGCTAGAGGCTGCTGGAGATAACCTCGACTGGACGATGGTTCCAATTATGCGCAATCTCCACGTTTTTGATTGGAAATGTATGAAATGTGGTAAACGTACTTACCAGGGACCGACACCTACTACTCGTAACGCTTTTACGGAGTGCGCTGATTGTGGAAATAGCGACGTTAATAAGTTTAAGAAGAAACTTGTTTGGTACGCGAAGCCTTCGCCCCAGAGTACGGCCTACTGTTTCGACCCCGAACCCCACTTCCAATACTTCGGCTCATTTAAGAAACGTCCCGAAGGTCAGGGCAACATCACCCCCACAATGTCACTCCAAGGGAGTTTTTTTATGTGTACCCGAGAGAAGTACTGGGCGCTTAACTTAGGAGATGAGAGCTTCGGCTCGTGGGGGTCGCAAGGATTGCAGGTAGCTTGCTCTACCTGGCTGACGGGAGGTCAGGTCATGTGTGTTCATACTACCTGGTACGCTCACTGTTTTAGGACGCAAGGGGGAAACTTCAGTTTTCCTTACCCACAACAACAGAGCAAGGTAGAAGAAGCGAAAAGGAGAGCCAGACAGATATTCTTTAATAATAAAGTCCCAAACCAAATCCATAGACTCAGTTGGTTGGTAGAGAAGTTCTGGCCGATAGAACACTGGACGGATAAAGATTTACAGGACTTAAAAGAGAGTGAATCTAAGTAGTTTAACAGAGGTGAAAGTGATATAATGTAACTATGCCAGTAGGAGTTTACGCACACAAGGGGCATCCTCTTTCTGAAGAAACTAGGGCTAAGATTAGTCTTGCTCTAAAAGGTAAGAAAAAACCGCCCATATCGGAAGAAACAAGAAGGAAATTGGTCAAAGGCTTAACAGGTCGTCCAGTATCAGAGGAAACCAGAGCAAAGATAGGTAAGGCTAACCGTGGTAAGCCAGTATGGTTTCAAGGTAAACATTGGTCAGAAGAACAAAAAAAGATAATGAGTGATATTCGTAGGGGAGAAAAAGGTTCTAACTGGCAAGGGGGCAAAACGGCAGAGAGTAAGATAATTAGACATTCTCTACAATATAGACAATGGCGGTCGGCAGTTTATGAAAGAGATGATTATACCTGTCAGAGTTGTGGCCAGCGTGGGGGCAAACTGAACGCCGACCACATAAAACCATTCGCATACCATCCTAAATTACGGTTCGAGTTAAGTAATGGACGTACTCTTTGCCACGATTGTCATAAACAGACAGATACTTGGGGGTATAGAGCTACTAAGATGTATGCTGACCTCGCTAAACTCAAAGAGGAAGAAAATGCCCACTAAGTCAGCAATCTACTACACCGAGAACAGGCTTGATGAGAAGATAGCCCTAGCCTGTCGTGAACAACTGAGAAAAGCTTTCACGGGAAATATTGTGGCCTGTTCCCTCCAACCGATAGACTTCGGGGATGTGCGGATTGTCCTACCTTTAGAGCGTGGCTATCTGACGATGTTTAAGCAGATACTCGCCGCCCTCGAAGCCTCCACAGCAGATATTGTGTTTTTCACCGAGCATGACTGCCTTTACGCTCCAGAGCATTTTGACTTCACGCCGCCCACCAAAAACAAGTTTTACTATGACCTAGCGTGGTACAAAGTTAGGAAGGATGGGTTGGCAGTGACTTGGGAAGCTATACAGGTCAGCGGTCTAGTGTGTTATCGAGAGTTGGCGCTAGAGTACTACCGAGAACGGGTGGCTAGTTTTGACCCAGACAAGTTTGACCGAAAGTTTGAACCCACCGTAGGGATAGAGTACGAAACTTTCAGAAGTAAAGTACCGATGATAGATATACGCCATGAGACGAACACCACATATAATAAGTGGCACATCCAGCACTTTCGAGACAGAAGCACAGCTGTCAACTTTCAGGAGTCCACTATTGATAAAATACCTGATTGGGATAATAATACACTCAGGAACATCTTTAACTAAAAGGAAAACAAAATGGCAAATCTATACATCGCATATAACGGAGCGTCACCAACAACTGCTGGTCAGGTTAAGATGGCGACCACTGGGGCTATTAACACGCTTTTGCAGATAGCAACCCCTTCAACCGAGAATCTGAAAGTTGTAGAGTGGGGCATTAGTTTTGACGGTTCAGCAGCCGCCACGCCAATCTTAGTAGAACTCCTACAGACTGATGTAGCTGCTACTGCTGGTACATCTTTAACACCTACAGTGTTTGGGCCATCCGACGCACCTGCTTCGCTCTGTGTCGGTGGTACAGGTGCTACGATGTTTAACGACGGTGCTATAGCCGAGGGTACAATTACGGCTACGAGAGTCTTTGACGCCCAACTAGTAGCCCCGACCAATCAATATATAAAACAATACCCTCTTGGCAGGGAGCCAGTCGTACCAGTTTCTAAGTTTCTTAGAATAAGGGTGACAGCTCCTACAGGGGTGAACGCCATCTGTTATGTGATTTGGGAAGAATGAGGTAGCCTCTGATGGCTGCTACAGTCGCTGTCCTCGGCACATCAGTCTTTACCACGACTGCTGGTGATAAAACAGTTACCGCTACTCCTGCGGTAGGTGATTTAATTGTTGTTGTCTGTGCTAGTTCGGGTTTATCTGGCGGCCCCACGGCAGTTACCGATAATCAATCGGGTACATATACCCAAGTAGACGTAGATAGAACTGGTTTTTCTACGACGGGTACTCTCTGTGTGTGGGTGCGAACTGCTCTTATCCCAGCCGCTTCATCCACCATTTTCACCTCGGCTCAGTCTGGCTCTACTGGTGGTGGCTTGATTGTCTACTCGGTATCCGGGATGACCTTAACTGGTGCGAGTGCCGTTCGCTCAAGCGGTGGACAAAGTACCGGAACTTCAGGCACAACTCCTGCCCCTGTATTATCTCTTACACCCTTAAGTTCTAACCCGATTATCATGGGCGTAGCCAACGGTACGAACGGTTCAACAACCGTTACACCGAGAACAGGTTATACCGAAGACCGAGACTCAGGTTACGCTACTCCGGCGACTGGATTCGAGACATCCCACATAGTATCTGGGGAGACATCGGCCACCCTTACGATGGGTAGTACTACAGCCTCTGCTTTTGCCTCAATAGCCATAGAGTTACAGTATAACTCCGCCCCCACCGTTGCCCTAAACACCCCCACAGACACCGCAACAGGCGTTTCCACTACTCCAGATTTAGCCTTTACAGGAACTGACGCAGATTCAGATACTATTGAATATAACGTACAGGTAGATGCGGTTAATACTTTTGATAGCCAAGGAAGTTCCCCTGCTTTTGTACAATCTAAATCTGCTGACTCAGCGGGGACAACCGGAACTAC